TTTAGGTCAAGACATTATGACTAGAATTGATGAGAGATCTGACAAAGGTTATGCAACTCAAGTCTATGTGTGTATGACAATGGGCGCTACTAGAATGGAAGAAGAAAAAGTAGTGACTGTTGAAGCACACGAAGCATAATAGGAGGAAATTATTATGGCATCAGTAAAAGGAACAAACTTTACTAATATCACTGCAGATCCTGTTGTTAAAATCGACAGTGGCGAGTGGTCAGGTAAAATGAGAGTTCAATACGATACATATGAAGCTTCTTCTTTAGCTTCAGGCTCAGACATATCAGTTGCAAGATTACCAAAAGGTGCAAAAGTTTATGACATCGTCGTTCACTTTGACGCTTTAGGTGGATCTACAACTATTTCAGTTGGTGATAGCGGAGCTGCTGCAAGATACATCGCAGCAACTGCAACATCTTCAGCTGGTCAAATGTCTATGTCTCAAGAAGGTGCAATCGGTGGCGTTGGCTACGAGAACACTGCAGAGACAGATGTATTACTAACAACTGGTGGTGGTTCTATATCAGGAACTATCAAATGTGTTGTTATGTACGTAGTTGAATAATCTTAACTAACTTTGATTAGGCGGTGAAATATCCGCCTAGTCATCAATAGAATTTTAAATGAAATATATTTTGGTTTTGTATATGTGTTCGATGATAAATAATACTTGTCCAACAAACACAATAGCTGGTTATCAATTTACCAATCATTATGATTGTGTGAACGCTGGTTATTCAGTTGCTCAAAGCACATTTAATAATCTTAAAGATATGGAAGAGTACCAAAGAGAACTTATAGAAAAACAAAAATTAGTAATCAAATTTGAATGTAGAGAAATAGGAGCAAAAATATAATGGCATCAGTAGTAGATATTTGTAATTCAGCTTTAAATTTATTAGGAGCTTCAACAATTACACAATTAACAGAGGATAGTAAAAACGCTCGATTATGTAATCAAAGATATGAGCCTATTAGAGATAGAATGTTTAGATCTCACGCTTGGAATTGTTTAACTAAAAGAGTTCAATTAGCTGAAGATAGCTCAGCTCCAGTAGTAGAATTTTCAAATCAATTTACTTTACCAAGTGATTGCTTAAGAGTTTTAAAAATTCATAATGGAACAACAGATAGTATTGCCTCTGCATTAGATTATGCAGTTGAAGGAAGAAAAATTAAAACAGACGAAGGAACAGTCTTTCTAATTTATATTGCTAAGATTACTGATCCTAACGAGTACGACACATATTTAGTTGAAGCTTTGGCTGCAGCTTTAGCAGCTGACCTTGCATATGCTATTACGAATAATGCAACGCTTGCTAAAAATTATGAAGCTACTGCGGAAGAAAGATTAAGAGAAGCTAGATTTATCGATGCTACAGAAAACAGCTTAGGAACTGTAGAGAGCAGCGAATTTACAGACGCGAGATTATAATGCCACGAACAACACTTGCTTTAACAAGTTTTGTTTCAGGTGAACTTGGATCTAAGTTAGACGGACGAACTGACTTTGCTAAGTATAACACTGGAGCAAAAACTTTAGAAAATTTTTTGATACATCCTCAAGGATCAGCAACTAGAAGAGTGGGAACTCAATTTATTGCTGAAGTAAAAGATAGTACAAAGAAAACAAGATTAATACCTTTTGAATTTTCAACAGTACAAACTTACGTTCTTGAGTTTGGTAATCAGTATATGAGAGTTTATAAAGATAAAGGTCAGGTTCAATCAGGCGGATCTGCTTTTGAATTAGCAACTCCATATTTAGAAGCTGAATTGTTTGAAATTAAATTTGCTCAGTCTGCTGATGTACTTTTTATTTGTCATCCAAATCACGCAGCTCGTAAGCTTGCTAGAACTGGACATACATCTTGGACCTTAACAGAAATAGATTTTACAGACGGACCTTACTTAAGTCCAAACGCAACATCGACTACACTTACTCCGTCAGGAACAACTGGCAGCGTAAATATAACTGCCTCCGCTAGCACGTTTGCTGCAACAGATGTTGGTAGATTAGTTAGTTTTTCTAGCGGTCGAGCTAAGATTACAGGATTTACATCTGCAACAGTTGTTGCTGCTACTACTCAAGTTGATTTTGCTAATACAAATGCAGTGACAGATTGGAAACTTGGAGCGTTCTCAGGAACTACAGGACATCCTTCCTGCGTATCTTTCTTTGAACAAAGATTAGTTTTTGCAGGAACTTTAGCTGAACCACAAACTTTATATTTTTCTAAATCAGGTGATTATGAAAATATGACGACTGGCACAAATGCAGATGATGCAATGGTTTATACGATTGCTTCAAACCAAGTTAATAGAATTAGATATTTAAAATCTGTTAGAACTTTACTTGTTGGAACTTCAGGTGGTGAGTTTACAGTATCTGCTGATGGAACAGATGCAGCAATCACACCAACAAATATTGTAATTAAAAAACAAAGTTCTTATGGAACTGCAAATGTTGATGCTCAACCTGCAGGAAACTCAATATTGTTTTTACAAAAAGCAAAAAGAAAAATTAGAGAATTAAGTTATAACTTCGATACAGACGGCTACGTAGCACCTGACCTTACAATCTTAAATGATATTGTGACTAAATCAGGTATTAATGAAATGGCTTATCAGCAAGAGCCTGATAGTATTTTATGGTGTGTACGTGATGATGGAATTTTAGCTGGATTAACTTATCAAAGATCTGAAGCAGTAATTGCTTGGCATCGACATAAGTTAGG